ATGTAGCTTATTTAGTGGTTGAGACCTTCACCCAAAACGAATATGGTGTGATGATCCCATCAACTACGAAACACAAAGTGTATGTAGATGTCGCAAGTGCAAATCAGCAAGAGTGGTTTGAAGGTGGTAGAAATGGTCTGAATCCTCAATACAGATTCAGTATTTTTACATTTGATTACCATAACGAAAAAATCATCGAGTACAAAGGTGTACAGTACACGATTTACAGAACCTACAATCGTTCTGTGGACGAGGTGGAGTTATACACAGAGTTGAGAAAAGGGAATGAGTAAGCGGAAGAAGATCAAGCCTGTTGACTTGACTGCGACCGTTGACCAGATCCTCGCAGAATATGGCGATGAGGTGTTTGATGTTTTGGGCGATGCCATAAAGGAAACAAGCGAGAAAGCAATGAGTGACTTGAGGTCTGTAAACAGATTCTCACCGAAGGGGAATCCGAGCGGTGCTTATTCAAAAGGATGGGAATACCAACAGGTACATACATCGAGATTAAGAACCGAAGCGGTGGTCTATAACGAAAGCCACTATCGTTTGACTCACTTGCTGGAGTCTGGCCATAGCAAATGGCTATGGGGCAGAGAAACCAATGGCACAGTTCAAGGCTACGAACACATCAAGCCGGTCAATGACATGGCACAGGAGATGGTGGTTGAATTGGTAAAGGAGAAAGTTGAAAGTCTATGACATACAAACAGATTGCACAAATGATCGAATCTATGGGATTGCCTTTCACCTACGATTCTTTCCCAAACAACATCGCACCGACTCCGCCCTATATCGTGTTCAATTACCCAGAAAGAAACGATTTCGGTGCGGACAATGTGAATTATTCACCGATCGAGATCCTCAATCTTGAGTTATACACCGCAACGAAAGACTTCTCTTTAGAAGAGAGAATCGAAGCCGTTCTAACACAGAATGGATTTTTTTATGAAAAGACAGAAGCATACATCCGTAACGAGAACCTGTATCAAATTACCTATGTTATGCAATTCGTAAAGGAGAACTAATGGCTAATAAAATCAAATACGGCATCTCAAAATGCTACTATGCCAAGATCACCAACACAGGCGGAACGATCAGCTACGGAACGCCTGTCGCTTTGCCCGGTGCAGTAAGCATCTCCCTCGATCAGCAGGGCGAAACCAACACCTTCTATGCCGATAACATCGCATATTATACTTCAAATGCGAACAACGGCTATCAGGGTGACCTTGAGTTGGCTTTACTGCCTGATTCGTTCAGGACGGACATTCTGGGCGAACAGTTAGACAACACAAGCGGTGCTTACATGGAATACGGCAATGCACCGACAGTCGAGTTCGCTCTTCTGTTCCAGTTTGAAGGTGATGAGAACGCCACAAGACATTGCTTATACAGATGTGTCGCATCAAGACCGTCCGTCAGCGGATCAACCAAGGAAGAATCCATCGAACCGCAGACCGAAACAGTCACGATCACGGCTATGGCAAGAGAGAGCGATGAGCTTGTAAAGGCACGTTGCCCACATGGTGCAACTGCTTACGATAATTGGTTCACATCAGTAGTAGAACCGGCATAAAGAAATATGGAGAGAATCATAAGCGTAGGTGGCAAAGATGTAGGCTTCAAAGCCACATCATCTACCACATTAAGATACAGGGCAAAATTCAACAGAGATCTGTTCAAGGACATTCAGGCATTGATGCCGAAGATGGGGGAGAACGATTTGAGCGTTGCGGAGTTGGACTGCTTTCTGAAGATCGCCTACATCATGGCGTGGCAGTTTGACAACACGATCCCTGAAGATCCGTATGACTGGCTTGATCAGTTTGAGATGTTCGACATCTACAAGGTCTTGCCGGAGATCATCGACCTGTGGGGTCTCAATACTCAACAGTTGGAAAAACCTAAAAAAAAAGTAGAAGCACAGAGCGGTCAATGACAACCGCTCTGTTTCTTTTACGTTGTTTAGAGGTCGGCCTGTCCATCAAAGACATGGATGAACTGACGGTAGGTATGGTGAACGATATGTTCATCGAAAAAAACAATGATTCATATGAGTGGAAAGAAATCGCTTCGCAAGAAGATATGGATAGATTCTAGGAAGGAGAGCTATGGCAAAGAACCGCATTAAGGGTATAACCATTGAGATCGGTGGCGATACCACAGAACTGGAACGATCCCTCAAGGGTGTCGATAGTTCTCTAAAGACAACACAGTCAACCTTAAAGGATGTCAACAAACTTTTAAAACTAGATCCGACAAACTTCGATCTGTTAAGGCAGAAGGGCGAACTGCTCAAGACATCCATCGCAGACACGAACCAACGCCTGAAGACATTAAAGGATGCCTACAAGAACCTCAAGGCAGAAACGCCTGAAGAGTTAAAGCAGAAACAGGACGCTTTGAAGCGAGAGATCGCAGAAACAGAGCAAAGCCTTAAATCGTTAAAAGATCAATATCAGCAATTCGGATCTGTCGCAAGACAGGAACTGAATGTTGCCGGTGAGAAGATGAAAGAGGTCGGTGGCAAGATGACCGCCATCGGTGGACAGTTGACCGCAAAGGTCACCGCTCCTTTGGTTGCTGGATTCACCCTTGCCACAAATAGTGCGAGTGACTACGAAGAGAATCTCAACAAACTTCAGGTCGCATTCGGTGACTATGCCGATGAGGTAAGAGCATTTACAGACAACGCCCAGATCGACTACGGTCTTTCGATGAAGGATGCGAGTGATTCCGCATCCGCATTTGGTGCTTTGGCAAAAGGTATCGGTTTAAGTGAGGAACAGGCAGCGAGTATGTCTGTCGAGCTGACTAAACTGTCCGCAGATCTGGGGTCTTACTTCAACACCGATATTGAAACATCTGCCGGAGCGTTGGAAGGGATCTTCACAGGCAACGCCCAATCTTTAAAGCAGTTTGGTGTTGTCATGACCGACACAAACCTCAAGGAGTTTGCCGAAGAGTTGGGAATGACCGCCAAACAGTACGCTAATTTGGGATCGGAAGAGAAGACTCTTTTAAGATTCCAGTATGTCATGGCACAGACAACGGATGCCCAAGGAGATTTCGCAAGAACCAATGACGGCATCGCAAACTCTACGAAGTCATTACAAGCCAGTTTCAGCGATCTTTTGACCGTGATAGGTGAACAGTTGATTCCGATCGTTACGCCTGTCATACAGAAGATTACAGAGGTTATATCGAGTTTATCGCAGTTGGATAGCGGTACACTTCAAACGATCGTGCAGATCGGCCTTGTTGTGGCTGCTTTAGGCCCGGTCCTCTCCATCCTTGGAACGCTCGTGTCCTCGATCGGTGCAATAACACAAGGCATCGGCTTCCTGTTCTCACCGATGGGTGCGATCGTGGTTGCTATCGCTGCGGTGGTTGCTGCCGGTGTTGCCTTATACCAGAACTGGGAAACGATCAAAGAAACCGCATCGAATGTCTGGGAAAATATCAAATCCGGCTTTGAAAGTGTGAAACAGTTCTTCGTTGATGCAATCGACGCCATCGTTGATAAATTCAACAGTATAAAGGAAGCCATTGCCAATGCCTTCAGCTTTGAGGGCATCGCATCAAAGATCGGTGGTCTTGTCAGTTCCATCGGTGGCTTGTTCGGTTCAGGCGGTTTCGCATCGAGTGGCTTTGCATCAGGCGGTTTTTCAAGCGGTGGGATGATGTCCAGTTCCATCACCATGAACAACACATTCTCTATCTCATCGCAGAACGTAACGGAATCAATGGTTCGTTCGTGGGCAGATGTCCTCACCGAACAGATCAACGAGAATCTAGGAAGGATGGTCTAATATGAAAGAATACACCGATCAGAAATTCTTCTATAAAGCAGTTCCAGTAGATTATGATGGCGTTGCCAGATTAAAACGTATTAAAGGCAACACATTAGCGTTTAATCAGTTAGTCAATAATGGTAACTTTGCAGTTAGTAGCGGATGGGCAACAGTTAGTAGTGCATCATTAACAATTGGTAATAATATTGCAACTATCACGACAGTTAATGCTTGGAGCGGGCTTACATCTTCAACAGGGTGGTCTTTAGTTAGTGGACATAAGTATTTATTTAGTGCGAGCTATAAAATTCAAACTAATAATTACGAAGTAAATGTTTATTCTGGCAATTTATTTGATTTTAGTACTATTCCATGTGTCGCAGATAATCAATGGCATACAATTCAACAGATAATTGCTTGTACTCAATCTGGACAATCTACAAGACCATCTTTTGATAATCGGACTGCAAGTGGAAGTTATAGTGTTAAAAACATAATGTTGATTGACTTAACTCAAATGTTTGGTGCAGGCAAAGAACCGACAGTTGAACAGTTCAATTCCTTATTTTCTCTGCCTTATTATTCCTATCAATCAACCTTATTACCATTTAAGGGAACGGGTATAAAGACAGTAGGGAAGAACTTGCTACCACCAAGCACAGAATTCAGTAGTGTTGCTGATATTACTATCAGTGCAGACAATGGCGTTTATACATTGAACGGCACACCATCAGCATATAGACAAGCAATAGCAACAAACTCCTTTGTGTTAGAGCCTGGAACATATAGGTTTAGCAATAAGTCAAACACAGTAAATAATAATGTAGTTATTCAGTTACGTTCTTTAGATGGACTTACAGCTTACGCACAAGCATATACTAATTCTGGCGAGACATTCACGTTGACTGGCAGAACCGAAATCAAATTTAGAATTGCAGTCAATGCGAATGCAGGAACGTTAAACAACTACATCATAAGGCCAATGTTAGAGTTTGGTTCTGTTGCTACTGACTTTGAGCCATACACCGAATCCATCACAGACTTACCTATCTCAACCTACTTCCCAACAGGCATGAAGAGTGCAGGGACCACATATGATGAACTGACACCGAGCAAGGCAATCACAAGGCTTAAAGAAATTACTTTTTCTTCTGTTAGTGCTTTTGATTCAAGCGGAAAATTAGGTGTGTTGGGAGAAGCCACAGATGCTGTGAATATAACGAATAGCGGTGCTGTGCCAAATGACAGAGCAGTTCTTGAAACGTACAGTTTGGAAGGATTGAGAACTAACGATGTAAACGGAATTGCTCAATTTGGTAGAAGTTTCTATGTAAGGCTACAAGGGAAAACAACATTGTCAGAGTACAACACATATTTAAGTGCTAATCCTTTGACAGTTATATATGAACTTGCAACACCAACAGAAACGGATGCAGATGCTGATGTTTTCTATCCGATTTATCAATACGGAACGGAACAGTTACTGCCGATAAACGGAGCCACTCCGACAACGGCACCGATATGGTGTGATATTGAATACTTCAACCAAATCGAAGGCGAGATTCCTTACAGAAAATTCTGGCTTGTGAATGGAAACGGGGAGAAATGGAACCTCACAGAGAAGGAGATAAAATCATTCCTAAACAATCCGAGCGGATTGGGTTTCAGAAAATCCATTGAGATAACTCGTTACGGAGAGAGGGCAAACAAGATAAACGAAGTCTATGACTTCCCTCAACCGCAAGGGGAACTGCTTTTCTACGATTCTGTCAATTCTTCAAGATACGACAAGTATTATGAGTTCACTCGGTTCGTGATGAATCAGCCGATAACTCTTTACTATCAAATCCCTGTCTCCTACAATTCGATGATTGCAGACACCTACAAGTTAGACTGCGAGGTCACGGAACTGCAGAAGACGGAGTCAAAGCCAGACCGTATCATGACGACACAGATCGTCTTCTCTGGCTTGGGATTCTATGAGGGCGAAGAGATAGAGATCAACGGAACAGGAACGACATACACGATCGAGAACAAAGGGGATTTCCCAGTAGGCTTTGAAATCACTTTAGAGGGCAGTTTGATGAATCCTTACATCACTCTTTCACAGGATGGGGAAATGTATGGCGAAGCGAAATTTGACGACACAACGGCCTTCAGTTCGGTCTACGTTGATTCTAAAGACGGAGAGCAGAACGTAGTCCTCAAACAGAGCGGTTCCATCCTTCCGAATCCATTGAGTTATCAAGATTTGTCCATCTCCAACGGTTCGATCTATGTGACTTTCGTCAAACTGTTGAGAGGGGTCACCGAACTTACGATCGGAAGAAGGTCGGGTTCCTTAACTGGTGTGAAGATCAAATACTCACCGAAGTATAGGAGCGTCTAATGTTACCGAATAATTACATTCATGTAAACAAACTGACCGCCGTCAACATAGAAGGCGGTCTCTGTTTCAATACTGGGATCGTTCCGTCAAACACATTGACAGTCAAAGCGATGTTTTCAGCGTTCGGAAATGTCTACGTTTTCGGAGCAAGAGACACAAGCAGTACATCGTCAAACGGACAGTTCGGCTTCATGGTTCACAGTTCAAACCTTGCGAGAAACTATGTTTTATATAACAGGGCGCAGACTGCTTTCACATCTATCGAACTGATACAGAGCGGAATCGTTTATCTTGAAAACCTTGGGAACGAATTCTCGCTGAATACAGATAACTGGTATGTCTACAATGTCACGGCAACAGACGGAACGTTCACAGGAAGTCAGCCTATCTATCTGGGAGCGTTGAACGATGCAGGGGCGGTAAACTTCGGCACGACCGCAGGTGGCACGGCCATCATCGCATTCAAGTTCTACCGAAACGGCAACCTCATAGCAGATTATGTTCCAGTCTATGATACAAGCAACAGCAGATTCGGTCTTTACGATCAGTTGAACGGAACCTTCCTTCCGAATATGCAGACAACGACCTACGACACCCACTTCACTCTTGAGGTGAGGACGACCGAAGGCGGTGAAGCATACATCGAAACACAAACGGCTGGAAGGGTCAAGAAACAGGTCTGCTTCGGACAGAGCGACACGATCAAGGCTATCCCGATCAAAGGCTATCGCTTCCTTAACTGGACAGACCAGAACGGGAATGTAATCTCAAACGAATCATCGATCAAGTACAACGCCGGCGGTGATACATACATAACCGCCCACTTCATCAAGGAAGCGGAAGCAAACACCGACATGGGGTTCACTCTGTTCGGAATACAGTACGGCTTCGGTCTTCCAGATGATGCGACAGATCCAGACGGCCGTTCGGGGCAGATGTATGCAAGAGTCAAAGGCTTCTCAATAAAGGAAGACGGCTTGAGCAAACAGGTCTCTTCGATCGAGTGCTTCGATGTACCGAGCGGGTTCATTGTCGGGTGTGTCGTAGCATTGATGTCTCCGAAGGGTGAAGTATTCTACATCGGTGTAATAAATTCCATCGAAAACAATACGATCTACTGTCGGGAAGTCCTGTCTCTGTTTGATGTCATCTACATCTTCAGACGATACATGAATTCCCAGCATAAAACGATCCAGTATTTCATCATGACCGAGACTTACCAATTGAAGCAGGGAAGCCTTGCGGATATTTCTTCGGTCGCACAGGCCTATCTTGTAAAGAGGAAATATATGTGCATCGGTTCGCCTGGTTCAGCGGTGGAAGAGATCCATTTCAACCGCCCTGTATTGTTCTCGATGCCGACACACAACGCTTCTATCGAAAACATGGAAGAATATTTCTTCAATATCTTCAATGATTACGGCCTTTATATAAGACCATCTATCAAGACATTCACGCCATCATATGAGAGTCTGCGAAGCAAGGGCGAATACAAACTGTTAAGTATGTACACGGTCTATGATGCAAACGAACCGCTTGTCTTCGGTGACAATGTCGAATGCATCAGCAACATCTCTGTGCAGACCGAAAGCGAACATACGACCTTGCTCTTCGTTCTGGATGAAGCGACAACAAACTTCCGTGCCGCATTCTCGTTAAAGAACGACGGAACGGTTGAGAAGATTGCAGATCCAATGAGCGAAACAGGGGCAGAACAGTACATCGCTTATAACGAGTGTGTTCCGAAGATCATAGGGTCGGACGATGCTCTCAATACGCTTGTCGAAGGGAATCTCGTCAATGGCATATACAACCACAAAATCACTTTTGATATAGATCTGTCGTCCGAACTGTTCCGTTTTGAAGATCTCAACATCGGAAGACGGGTGAACTTCTACTACAAGAACAAGATGTACAATTCCGTCATCACGGCAAGGGAGTTCAGTTCCGTGAACAATCGGGACACGATCAATTCAATAAGGATCACTCTGGGCAAAGTAAGAAACAAACTTACGGACAAGTTAGGAAAATGATAAAGAAATCGAAACAGAAGCAATTCGGCTTACCTAATGCAACGATAAAAGGAATAGTGATTCATAATACCAACAATTCACAATGGTCGGCCAGACGGCTTGAAAAGTGGCTATCCGAGGAATGCACAACATCCCAAGGATGCCACTTTTTGGTGGATCACAAGGGAGTGAGACAAGTAATGCCGTTAGACTGGTCGGTATGGAACACCGGGATGGGATATGACTTCGGCAATATGCATTGCATTGCCATAGAGATATGTTCCAATCCCAACGAAAGCCTGTATCTGCAAGGGCAGTCCAAAGCCATCGACTTAATCGAAGAGCTGATGACACGGTTCAACCTCACCAAGGATGATATTTATTTCCACCGTGACTTTCAGCCAAATGTGAACTGCCCTGCGCAGATCATTAAGATGTACGGAAACAAAAAGAACTTTCTTTCAATGATAAAGGAGAAAAGATGAACCAAAATACAAACGTAAATCTCATTCCAAAATTTCCTTTTTCCGGCAATCTTTACTTCTCTCAGTACGATGTGGGAAGGGTGGCTACCATCAATTTAGTCGAGGATGGCACAGCCTACACTATTCCTAGTGGTGCGACAGTAAAGATACAGGCTACAAAACCGAGTGGGTTAGGCTTCTCAGTTGACTGTACCTATAGTGGCAATGTAGTTACTGTAGTTTCAACCGAAACCATGACCGATGAGTATGGCAGATTCCCATGCGAGTTAAGGATCGAAAGTGGTGATGTGTTATTAGGCACAACCAACTTCACTTTTAATGTCGAGAAGTCACCGCATCTTGATGGAACTACAGACGGAACGGCTGAATCAGTAGTAAGCGAAATTACAGTAGCATTGCAGAATGCTTTAACTGACTTGCAGGCAGAATCTGCAGCACAACAGGATGCGATTCAAGCTAAAGGCGAAACAACTTTGGCAAGCATTCCAGATGATTACACTAGCTTGGCACAAGAAGTAAGCGAATTACAGGATGCTGTAGGCACAGAGACAGAAACGCTAATAAATAATTCACTTTCAGTAGGAAGTGGACCTGTAGCAACAACGAGAAGATGGTTCGTTGATGGGATTATTCCTGCCAATGCTCACATCTCTACAGTTAAATACTTTTGCGCATCAGCAACAAGCGGAACACTTGATATTGAACTTTGGTCAAGGTCTGGAAGCACGCTTACAAGAGTAAAAGCGCAAACGGAAACACCAACGGCATCCTCGATCAATACAGCTGTTATTGACTTCGACACAACGGAAGATACTATGATTTCGTTTAAGGCGAGTGCAAGCAATCTCCGTTCAGACTCAACGGCAGATGGCTATAAGACATACGCTTGCGCTGACTTATCAAGTACAAGTGTAAGCACTTCGTCTTTAGAAGCATTCAACAGGATGCTGTTATGCGTTACATTGGACTATGCTGTAATGCCGTCTGAAAGCATTACTACTTCACTTGGCAAATTAACATCTGCCGTTTCAAAAACTCTGGTTGACCACTCTAACTCGCTTGGAACTGGTGGTGTAGCAACAACAAGAAGATGGTTTGTGGATGGTAGCGTGCCAAAAGGTGGCTTAATCACTTCAATTGATTACTTTTGTGCATCTGCAACAAGTGGAACACTTGATATTGAATTTTGGAGTAAGTCGGGGAATACATTAACTCGTTCAGCGATAAAAACGGTAACCCCACTTCCGAGCAGAATTAATACCGTAAAAATCAATTTGCTCGCTACAGAAGAAACGATGATTTCGTTTAAAAGCAGTGATACAAACATCCGATCCGACTCTAACGCTTCAGCGAAAACCTTTGCAAGTGCAGACCTTTCAAGCACATCACTAACATATTCGTCACTTGAGACACTCACATTGTCTTTGTGTGCTACTATCTCATATGTCTATGATGGAATCGTTGAAGAAACAGAAAACAGATATTTTGTCATTGATGTAAATGGCGGGGGAGACTACACCTCATTCTCACAGGCGGTTATCGATTCTTTCACAAAATATCCTAACGCAACCTTGCTTTTAAAAGCAGGCACATACGATGTATATCAAGAAATGATCGATATATATGGAAGCGACTATTGGGACACATTAACAGCAGATACCGCAGGACTCGCAAAATATTACATGGGATTGCCATTAGGGAATGGTGTGAAAATCATCGGTACTCTTGGTGCTGTTGTAAAAATGGAGAACCTTTCAAGCAATAGCGTTGTAAGCACTTGGTTCAGCGGATTCTATGGTATGCACAACTTCGATAGCAAATACCAAGGTGCAGAAGTTTATAACTTGAAAATGGTTTGCAAGAAGATACGCTATGCAATACACTTGGATTTTGGTGTCGCTCCGAGAACAGACTATTATCGCATTGAAAACTGTGAACTGTATTTAGATAATTCAACTAACGCAGATAGAGATAACGCTTATGTATTAGGCTGTGGTGGTGGGATGTACACCACTTATGACTTCATAAAGAATTATCTCTATCCTACATTCCCAATAAGCCCGAGAGATATGGCGGGTATTTACTACCATAATTCTGGAGCAGACTCGCCACAGAACAGATGCAATATTTCAGAGAACTATGTTGATAATGGTGGAACGATAAGAACAGATCCAAATGGTACAAGCACTAACAATTGCTTGGTCTTTATATCAAACAACAACATCGGTTCTGCAATGATGTTGAATGGTCAGAGCGGAACGAATCTCAAAATCGTTGATTGGAACAACCACATTCGGAACTGATTAAATAGAGAGGGGTAGAGTAATCTGCCCCTTTTATAAGGAGAAAACATGATACAAAATATCATCACAAACATTTTTTCCAACATGGAAGCACCTATAGTCTTCCTTATTGTCGCAATAGTTTTAAGAATAGCTAATATCATCCTTGGCTCTATTGATGCACTATTTTCAAAAGACTTCGATTGGGGCAAGTTCTTCAGCGGAATCGAGAAAATGGTAGTGGTTGCCATTACTATATTGATGGTCATTATCACTCTTAACTTGTTTGCCTATGGACTTACTTTGATCGATGTCAAACTACCGGAGTCTACATTCAGTGCCATGCAATGTATTTTGATCGTTGTCACATGGTGCGTTGATTTGGCTTTGGAAGTCAAGGACAAGATCCAAGCGATGAAAGAATTGAAGTATGTAAAGTACGAGGATGTCCAGATCAACCCAAATAAGGAAGAGGGGATAGGATAATGTGGGCACCGAGAACACAAGCCGTCAAACAGGGAGAGCAGCCGTTCGCTTGGAGTGTTGAGTCGGTCTATCAATGCACATGGTTCTGCTACTATGAAGCCTTATGGCATGGGATGTCCGCTCCATGCTATTGGGATCGTTTAACGAAGACCGGCAGTTATACAAATGCCAAAGAATGGCTGAAGGAATACAGAGAACCGTGGATGCCGGTCACAGATCCAAGCTACAAGCCAGTCCAAGGCGACATCCTGGTCTATGATGGGGAGTACGGTCATGTCATCTTCATGGAGACCGATCTTCTTACGGCAGAGTACAGAAACGGAGATCCCAATTCGTTTAGAAACGCCAAAATAGGCGATTACAACGGCAAACTGTTGGGTGTGCTTCATTATCCATACCAACCAGTAAACACCGTAGAACGAAACGAAAACGTTAACCAGATCCAAACTACGGATGAATCCTTGAGGATAAGGACAGAGCCGAGTTTAGAGGGCGAAGTTGTCGGTCATGTTCAGTTAGGCTATTACAATGTTTTAGATCAAAAAGAGAACGATGGATATACTTGGTATGAGATAAGTAAAGACAGATGGTGTGCAAATATTACTGTCAATTATCTGCCGAGCAGCGACACCGATTTCATCCGTCAGCTTGAAAAATTCCTGAACGATACCAAAGCCAAAATAAACACATTAGAAAGCGAGAACAAGAATATGAGAGAAGATTACAAGCAGATTAAAAACATCGCAGAGAGGTGGCTTTAAATGAGTCAGGAAACGATCCTCGCCGTCATCGGTGCAGTTTTAGGAAGTGGACTTATTCAATTCCTGATTACTAGACATGACAATAACAAATCTAATCCAATCGAACAGAAGATCGATAAGATTCTTGAGGAACAGAAGAAGAGCGAGAAAGACAACCTTCGCACACAGTTGTTAGTCATGATGAATCTTATGAGTGACAACAAGGAAGAAATAATGACCTGTGCCGAAAGATATTTTAAAGAACTAAAGGGCGATTGGTTCTATTCCTCGTTATTCAAAAAATGGTTAAAGGATAACAATGTCGAACCGCCTATTTG